AGAAGGTCTATGTAATGTTTGATCTTCTCTAGATCCTCCACACCATTCTTATTACGCCACCTAGATATGTACTTTACAATACTACCTTCAATAAAGGACAGGTTGTTAGCGTGAATGTATTCAATAGGCTGAATGCCTCCCATCTGATAGTGACTACCTCCTACTTGAGTGTCTAGTGATGAATTAGGTTCCATCTTCAAAATCCCCTCGCTCTATAGCAATCATTAATTTATCGTCAAACCTCTCTAACAACTCTTCAGCAGAAATACATAATATCTCAACTAACAGGTCTACATCGTAGTCTCTGGTTATGTCTTCGATTAGTTCCTCTACTGTCTTAGCCATTAGCTGTCTTACTCCACTTATTAAGGGCTTTCATATCATCTTGTGAGAACCATTTAATGTCGTGCTTATCACACCAGCCAGCGTTAGTTAGTTTAGATCCTTTCCGTAGTTTCTGATGAGGCTTAGACCAGACAAAGACAAGTATCTTATTCTCTTTTAGCATCTGGTCGTGGATAGCTTTATACTTCTGGGTGTCTCCAGACCTAAAGAATCCTTTGACTTCAATAAAGATATTACCCTTAATGAAGTCTGGATTATAGGTCTTATGGATTATGTACCCTATCTTTTCAGATTCGTACTCCCATTCAGATAAACCTAAAGCTACCCTAGCTTCTAGTTTACTTCGGTACTTTGGCAGTTGCTTTTTTGACATCTGGAATATCCTTTAATAACGCCTGTACCATTTGACCTGTACCATCAATAAAAGGACTGCCGTGTAGTGCCCATCCTAGATTCAATAGTATGTTGATCTGCTCTTCAAAACGCTCAGATCGGGGAGTCTGTACTACTTTAAATTTTACACTCATATTACTTAGTCTCGGTTATTTCAATTACTCTAGGTAAACTCCAAACTTCCGTTAGGAACTTAGGGCCTGTACTATACAAGAAAGTCCTTAATTCAGGGTAGCAAGTATGCTTATAAGGACAGTAAGAGCATTGTGTAGATAACTTCATATTCCCACTTTTACCATCTGGTACTGGGTAGCTACATGGCTCAGGCATTTCATCTTTAGATACAATATCTTTTAAGTGAGTGATCCTGTCCTCAATGCTTTCACCTTCAGTCAAGTCTATCATTGCTAAGGCTAAATGTCCATTGCCTTTGTCCATAGCAAGCCAACCACCTTCTTTAACTCCAAGCCCTGCACCATAGCCTTTTAACTGATCTACATAACCAAAGGGATCGTCAAACTCTACAGTGTTATCCTTGAACTTTTTAAAGGCGTAGCTGGAGGCTGATTTAACATCAATAAGTTTACCATCAATAGTACAGTCCATAGAGCCCTTGACTCCATTAACCTCTACCTTACCTTGTTCATTAGCTACAGTGTGACCACCTAGACGTACTAACAATAAGACTAACTCTTCTATTACATGACCGTACAGGAACTTAATCAACGTAGAGGGCTCTAATTCCTCTTTAGGGTAGTCTTTGGAGTTAAGCCATACCTGTCTATCAGGTTTGCCTACGGACGACATACGCAAGCGTGTGGAGTCTCCGCGCTCTTCAAACAATGACTTAAATACAGCCTCCTTTACGTTAGTCCCGAACAGATCAAATATCGCATCAACATCTACGTCTGGATCTGCTTTGCTATTCTTGACTACCGAATAAACATCTTCTATTAATGTGTCTAATGTTTTATTCATTATATTTATTACCTTTTGATAGATTATCTTTTGCTTTTAAAATTTGTAAGTTATTCTCTACATGGAACCCCGATACTTTCTTACCTTGTAAGGGTATAATATGGTCAACATGGTAGGAATTAGGGCCGTACTTACTAATTAATTTAGAACACTCTTCATATATCTTTCTGATCAAAAACAAATTTGCCCATTTAGGAGTTCTCTGTATTTTAGAGGCGGCTCGTTTTGAATTGATGTAGTTAACATACCCTTTGTTTTCTTTTTTCCATTTTATTTTTCTTAGTTGTTCTTTTTTTGTATTAACTCTGGGTTTTTTTCTGGAATCTCTTTCATATATTCTATTTTCTATTCTTTTACATTCAATACATCTATATTTATGATTCCTTACACAACTAGATAACCAGTTAGATCCTTCTTTTAATACATTTTTACATCCTATACATTCTCTATTAGTGGCACTCATACCAATTATTCCCTATCTTAGATTCTCCGTCCAATGGACAGTTCATGTTTAACTCTATACCAGCATTAACGATAGCTTCTACAGCCAATACACCAAAGCGTTCTGAGTGTGCCTCCAGCACTTGAGTCTGATACTCATCGTGGATGTTACCTACAAAAGTAAAGTCTAGCTTTTCTTCTCTAGCACTGTTGTATAATAACACAAGTGCCTTTTTCATAACAATCGCTCCTGCTGACTGTAAGAGAAAATTAGGGGCTGAGTGTTCAGACCTAACCCAGATTTTACGACCGTCCAAGCCCTTCAAATATCCCCTGTTAGAAGCTTTCTTAATCTTAGTAATTAAGTCAGCTAGTGAAGGAATGTTATTGAATAGAGTGGCCTTTAGCTGCTTACCTTCTGCGGCAGATCCATTGATTATAGTGCCCATCTTAACGTCACCAGCCCCATAGCAGAGAGCATAAATCATCGTTTTGGCCTGATCTCTAGAAGGTAGTCCAGCCATCTCCTGATTGTAGGAATGTATATCACCGTCTATAATCTGATTGATGTACTCTTCATCATTCATGTAGTGGGCGAGCATTCTCAATTCTAGGCCAGAAGCGTCACAACCAACTAGCTTATACCCTTTGGGCACTATCCAGCACTCACGGCACTCTTTACCATAAGGGCTGTATGATGCAGGGACTTGGGCAACATTAGGGCTGCTATGGGTCATACGGTTTGTTTGAGCGCCTATAGCATTAACGTAGCCGTGTACTCTGCCATCGTCTGCTACAGACTCTACCCAACTCAGAACCATTCCTACGCGCTTCTGGAGTAATAGAAACTCTTTGATCATCACTGCTTCAGGTATGTTTACATCTTCTAATACTTTCTCGTCTATCTTAGGTAAGCCTGTCTCAGTAAACTCAGTAGGCTTCCAACCAAAGTGGATCAAGTAACGTCCTATCTGTTGGCGACTACCTAAGTTAAAGATAGGGTATTCAAAGACACCATAACTGCCTTGTGAGTTATGATGAAAGCCTTGATCTCTATGCTTACCCATGATGGCTGCCTCAGTACCATCTTTCTTTAGTGGGTTCTTAGGGTAGTTCTTTTCTACCCATACTGGTAAAGGTGTAAAGCGTTTACGGACTGTAGCTTCTGCATTCATCATGCTCTCTTTGAGTTCAGCTAACAATATAAAGGCTTTCTTTTCGTCCAGTAACCAACCACTACGGGTCTGTTCAGCTATGATTTTATGTACGTCCATCTCTAGTTGGATAGACTCTACAGAAAAATCCTTAACTTCTTTTAGTAACTTACGATAGGTAAATAAGTTTACTTCAGTATCGGTAATACAATACTCTAACATCTCATCACTATAATAACTGAAGTCAGTGAACTTACCTTTTGGATAACCTAAACGCTGTCCCCATGATGCTAGAGAATGCCCACCCTGACGCGCTGGATCTGCAAGTCTAGACAAGACTAAAGTATCGGTTAGTTTGATGTTGCTGAAGTCAATACCTAATAGACGTTCCAATACAGGTATATCATAACCTAGTATGTTGTGGCCTATGATCTCAGTAACGTCTAACAGATCAGTCTTTAACTGGGCTAGATTATTGACGTACTGGGTAGACGTTTTAGTATTGATGTCTAAGGTGACTACACACCATATCTTGTCTGGATTAAAGCCATTAGCTTCGATGTCCAGAACTATAGATTTAGAAGTCATAATTACTTGTTTCCTGTATTATCGGGGCCTGACCAGCCTCTAATCGGCTAGTATCTGAGTTATAGAACAACCAACCACCTACGCCTGTATTACCTGTCCTACGACATTTAACTAGCTGGATCTTAGTACAGTTCCTAGCATACTCATCTTCAGCTAATTTGTCACGGCTTAATAGGATAGTGTTGAATGCAATCTGGTTAATAGATCCTGATCCCTTCATATCATATTCGTTTACATCGTGTGCATCCTTAGCACTAGGTTTCCTCATGTGACTAACTACAATAATACTAACTCCAGTTTCCTTAGCTAGTTTAAGGCATTTATCCATAAAGGTATCAATAATACCATTCTCATTGGAGATAACAGCAGCCTGTAGAGGATCTAGTATGAGAACATCACAGTCTAGCCCTTTGACCATGTAACGCATCTTAGAGAACAGTTCTTCAGCATCTAAAGAACCATGATGATCTAATACATGGAGTTTATCAGAAGACGTTAATTCTAAATACTGCTTATGTAAGACATCGTAATCTTTATCCTCATTAGGGGTGTTAGATAGGTTTTTGCCTACGTGTATAGACATTAACTTCTCAATAGCCTCGCCTACGTTAGCTTCTAAGAAAACACACCCTATCCTCTTGTCAGACTCGCCCCACATTCCGTATACTAGGTTATAAACTACGGTACTCTTACCGATAGACGTTAACGCACCTAATACAGTAATCTCACCAGCAGCTATGCCTCCATTCATCATTAAATTTAAAGCTCCAAAAGCTTCTGGTAACGGTATTACTTCCTCAGTACCTCGTTTAACAAATAATTCCCAACTACTAGGATCAGACAAAGAGACTACACCAGCAGGTCGATGAGGTTTAGCAGACCACCAGCACTCGGTAAACTCTTTAACCTTACCCTTCATCAACATCTCAGACGCATCCTTTAGAGGCATCTGCATCACCTTAACCTTATTAGGTGAGAATAAATCTACTACATTCTTGGCTGCATTTTTACCTGCTTCATCTTGATCCATACACAGTATGACACTATCAAACGACTCCAGAAACTCAAGTGATTCTTTGATTCCCTTCACCGCACTACCTGAGCCGTTCTTTAAGCTTACTACAGGCCATTTACCGTGAAACATAGAACTAACTGCTAGGGCATCTAACTCACCTTCAGTGACCGTTATATAGCGTCCACCAGCACGGCCCTCAAATACATTCTGACCGAACAGTCCTGCGTCCCCTAGATTACCACTGCAAAAGAATTGCTTATACTTAGTTACCCTTGTCTTCAAGGCCACAATCTTATTGTCGCTGTTGTAGTACGGGTAGTGATGTTTAGTGATATCTCCTTTAGCGTCATACTCTATCGTAACGCCAAACTTGTCTAGAATATCTTGGGATAACCTGCGGTCTGGTATAGAGCCCCTAGTGCCTTTGATTAGATCCTCCTGCTTTACCTCTTTACGCGGAGGTGTAGGAACTACTGTTGATTGATTGTGCATTGATTCCCCTGCTTTAATGAAGTGACCACAGCCTACAGAGTAGCAGGTAGCGTGACCATCTTTATACTTAACTAAATTATCTTTAGATCCACACTTAGAGCATGGGCCTCTACTGTCTACTTCTGAGTTACCTGCCGAATAGTTGATAGCCATTTATCGTGATCCTCTTTTGTTAGGTAGTGTGTCAATAAGTTAATGATTGCTGCTAGGGTAACTCTGTCGTTATCCCTTTCCCTAGTGGTCGGATACCACCCTCTATCCTCTACCGCATGGTCTAGGACGTTATAGTAATTCTTTAACTCAGATATTACCAACTCTTCAATCTCCTGATCTGTTAGGGTCATAGATCCTCCAGCCTAAGCTTTAACTTAGTTATCATATTCTCATTGTATGCTACAAACTGACCACCTCTTCTAACACCCTCTTCATAGTTTGTTATTTCCGTTTCGATCTTAGTACGGGCTTTAGACGCTGCAATCTTTTCCTTTAGTGATTTATTTTTCAGTGTCTTAATCATTAGTTCAGTCATGTTTATGAGGCTCTCATTATTTGGGTTATTTTTTCTTTTCTTTGACTATCAATTTTACCGTACAAATCATTGTATGCGATAGCTGAAACGATAGCACTCTGGCCCCTATGTAATAACTTGGCGCAGTTTAAGTAAGAAACTCCTAAGACTCGTAGTGCTACCAGTTTGTCTAATTCATAAGACGACCAGTACACTTGAGGGCCCCTACATTTTTTATTCTCTTCTTTAGGTTTGATTTCTTCAGTTCTGAAACTTGCAGGAATCTTTGGTTTGAATATTAAGCTCATAATCTAATTGCTCCAATACTTTGTTCATATAGTCTTCATATAATAGGTTGAGGTTAGCGTCCATCTCTTTAGGTTCGATAGTGCTTTTCCTGTAGGCTTTTTCATACTTAATGCGAGCATCCTCTACGGGATCATCTTTGATTGTATTCATATCATATCCTCTTTGGCACATAGGGCTGCTGCCTGTACCTCTTCAGGGCCCCATGTAGCTTCGTTGTGAGTGTATAACTCATCACACCACACTTGCTTATAATCGTTCTGAGGCAGTGTGCCACAGCCAGCTAAATAGACTACCATAAGTAATGTCAATAATCGTTTCATTTTATACCCTCCCCATGACTTCATCGTGTGCCATTTGCTGTACAAACTCTGAGTTGTCATTGGTTAACTCTTCTAACTGTTCATCTGATAATAGATTTCCGTTAGCGTCTGTTGCTTCTGAAATATAAGCATCTACAAAGTCTGGATAATCATCCATGCAAATACCGTCTATTACTACATCTCTTAAATCATATATATTCATTTTATTATCCTCTACTTAGTTACAAACAATACGATGTCTTCACCTGTCGTTAGGCTAGACACTGGGATAGCTACACCATTTTCAGGTGGTGGCTGTGAACCTACATACGTCCATGATTTACCTGCTGCCAAGTCAGCCTTAACAGCACTGACAAACTCAGGATTATCTAACGTGAACATTGCACTCATTAACATCATACCTATAAACATAACCTACTCCTTATTTCTTAATAATTTATCTACAGCTACACCACAGACTACGGCAACGACCATAGCTATACGCGCATCATTGGTAAATACAGATGTAAGTACCAGACCTATAAACGCACCAGCCCCGAACCTCGCTAGGGGCATCATACGTCAATTTCCGCTAGTTCATTTAGTTCATCTAATTCATTGCATACTGCGGTCAGAATATCATCATCATCAATATCATCAAACGACCCTATGCTCAATACTTTTTCGATGTACCATTCTACTTCAGGACACTCGGCTGGCTCTTCCATACTAGCTGGAATATAGCCACCACTTACAGAAACAACGACCCTCAGTTCCCATGACTCGACTTCTAAATCAAACGTGTATTGACTAACCATAATTACTTACTCCTTTAAATCATCTAATTGTGACAATGCTAAGTTGTAGCAGTCACTTCTAAACATAAACCCGTTTGATGGATCTACATCATCTTTAAACTTCTTAACTGCTAATGTGTAATATAACTCTTTAGGGATAACCCCTGCAAAGTATAGAACTGACAAGTCACTCTTTATACGGGTAAATGCGTAATAGTCACAATTCTGTTTTGTGTTGATTGCATTTACTGAGCATTCGTAATGGGGCTGTGGAATAGACCTACATTGTTTAGACTTAACATCCACTGTAGATCCGTCTTGCATTATGAGGTCGTAATCGTAGGTATTAGCCTGTTTCCAGCCTAAGTGGTCTGATAGTACCACCTCTCCTAGAAAACCGATTACATTGCCCTTGCCTCGCGTTATAGAGTTCTTTAAGACACCCATCTCTTCAGACATATCTTGTGCCCGTTTTATTTGTTCTTTAGTTGTTATGATTGTTTGCATTTTCACTTTCCTTTAGAGACAAAAAAAAGCAGTTTTACATCTTACTCAGGATGTTTGTCGGGTAACTCCACACGACCGTAAATCGTGTATTTACCTCACGCTAGAAGTCGGTAGTCTCTTCAGCGTTGTCAAATGCCAATGGAATATCACCTGTCCCCATCTCCAGCACTTTAATTCGATTAGCGTATGTAGCTAAACCGTGCTGAGGGTGGATATTACCATGTTTCCACTGCACTCTTACTTTAGTACCTCGCGGTAACTCTTCAGTCATAGACATAGCCTGACCGTTATCATCTAAGACATCAATACTATATCCAGACTTAAACTTTCGTTGTGCTACACCCTGATAGTCTTTAATGATAACGTCTAAAGCCGATAACTTAGCGGCCTCTTCTGCATCCATACACAATGTAACATTATATCCAACGTCCTGACCCTGATACTGGTCTTCTGTTAAGACATGACTAAATGCGATATAACCTTCTGTTACTGATAGACTCATAATTAATTACTCTTTTTTAGATTACGTTTTATAGGTCTGAAAACCTATGATTTATTATACCGTATGGGTATCTACCATACAATAGGCCCTAGCTGCTCTTCAGTGAAACTTATTTATAATTATTTAAGGATTATAATAAAGTTTAATACTGAAGAGTGCCTAAGTGCTAAGGAACTATTTTGAGTTTAGCATATATCATTCCATTAATAAATAGTCTGATTCTGTAATTTCGGTGTAAAGTTCTATTTCAATATTATCGTCTAGCATTTCATCCTCATCAATACTGTCATCATCGTCATAAAATTGTGCGTCTTGTTTTAGACATTTTCTGCACAATTCAATATCCTCATCATCTAGTAATAGCCTGTCACATGATTTGCATTTCATAGTGTATTTACCTCTAATGGTTTAGAACAATAATAAGTCGTCTAAATCTAAGCCCGACTTAATAGCAGCATCCCTAGCCTTATCTGCGGTATGGAAATTTACATACTCATACATGGATTTTGCATTTGTATTGTACCATTTATTAGACCAGTATTCCTGATCCTGATATAGCTCATGTAATGCTAATTTACTCTTTAGAGCCTCTTTAGTCTCGTATATATCACTACTCTGACCTTGTGTTTCGTCCTGTCTAGCGTACCTCAACTGGTCTAGTAAGTAATCCCTTTCCTGCTCATCTATTACTATTTTACCTTGCTCTGAAACTAATATAACATCGCCCGTTTCACGATCAATTTTAAATTTTAACATTTTATTCTATCCTCTCAGTTGGTATACGTTCTATCTGGTCTACTAATTTTGCAGCAAGGTCAATAGCTTTGGTTATTTGTAGTAACTCATCTGCAATGGCCTTGTCTTCAGGTGATGCTTTTAACTTACGTTCAGTGCGCCAATAACTGACCCTTAATAGGTCTAGAGCCTGATATGAATATTCTTTAATTACCTCTTTTTTTATGACCATTTTAATACCCCATTCCTTGTCTTAATTTCATACGTTTCTTATACCCTATGCTCTGATAGCGGCACAAGGCGATATAGTCGGTGCTGGAGTAGACTTTGGAGTCTAGTAGACCTGCTATATACCAGTAAAACGAATCCTCATTAGAGGGCTTTATTAAGCGTCTAAACGCACTGTCTTTTAATATGGTTTTTTTCATATCGACCACCCCATTAATACGCCTGTAATTAAGGCGAACCAAAGTACGCCACCAGTAAGAAACAATAATACCTCTTCAGGATCTATTGTCTTAATCCATTGTTTAATTTTAAGCATTTTTTACCACCACTTCTAAGCTTGTGAATTTATAGACTTTAGGGCCACTAGAAAATCTAACTAGCACTTGCCCCGTGTCTCTGTTTATCGACCCTATTATACCATAGGGATTACTACCGTATTCTAATTTGACTACATCACCTGCGCTATAGTCGTTTAAATTGTGATTTTTCATTGTGAATTCACCTTTTCTTTAAATTGATATTGTGCCATTTCTTTTTCTAGTTCAGGCATGGGCCCCTCTATATAAATTAAGTTGGACGTTAAGGGGTCTAGCTTATAATACTGACTAGGCCCTCGACCTCCATTAAGGCCGATGTAGACTTCGTTTTTAGAGGTAATGGATAGGGTAGCGGCTAACTCGTTAAACGCTTCTAAGGTCATTATAGAGGGCATTATGATGGTATCCTATAATTGATATACGTTTCAGTATGTTTAGGCGTTAAATTACGGTATTTGACAATTTGCCTTAATGACCGTTCACCCCTCTCTAAACGCAAAGGGTCATTGCTTTTTTCATAGTGCCAGTCATGTTTTGTTAGCAATTCTTTATAGTCTGATATTGTCATTTTTTATACCTCTTTTTTTGTTAGATTGTGAGTATGTAATGTTTTAGCGTATATGCCGACTAAAATGGGCCCCTCATCATATAGGTAAAAATTGTGATTAATAATAGCCTGTTTAACATTCTGTTTAATAGGGGCATATTCAGGCCCGACAATATCATACATCAAACGATATGCGGCTTTTATACTGCTAGCCACTTCAGTTTTTCCGTCACTAGACGATATTAAAAATACAGTTTTCATTTTTTATTTTATCCTTTGTTAGCTAGTGTTAAATCGCATACAAAATGCTGTAATAACATACGATCATCAAACGAGCGTATACCCGTTATATAGTCTCTTAATGCTTTAGTTACTTTAGGGCCCGTGCTGTACTCTAGAGCCCGTAATAAAACGGACTCCAGATAATAATGCCCCTGTAAAATATCCTGTAGAGCTTTTAAATCGTGATTGCTCATTTTATTTTATCCTCTTTTTAGCTTAGGAGCCTGTTTAACGATCCAAACACAAACCGAAAAACAGATAATTGGTGCGCTCAAAATAAGCGCAGTAAATGCTAGTGTTTCTATCATCTTATTTGATCCTTTTAATTAGTTTATTGTTTCATAAAATGCTTTAGTTACTTTACGGATTTATTAACTTAATCTCTAAACCATCGTTTAAATATACAGCCCCTTTTCGAGTATATACATCAATACCTAAAGCCCTCAAACGGCTCATAGTGGTTCTAGTGGGCCATTTACGCAGAGTCGTTACATTTGCCCGTGCCATCTCGGTTTCATAGTCATAGGTGGCTATATGATGACCGTGTAGGTAGATTAGAGCCTCATCATAATTGGCCCGATACTCGACCCCTGTATTGTCTTTAGACCATACACGATCCTGACACTCTATTGCTTTCCACATTTGCTTTTCGATTAAACGCATAATTTTATTCCTTGCTTTAGTTTTAAGTTTACTTCGGTTTATTACATGACACTGCGACTTGCAATGCTATCTAATAAACCCATTTAAAGGGCCTACAATGGCCCTCAGAGCCCTTTAAATGGTTTGGGGTCAATACCCTACAGGGTCACAAGTTTATGCACTCTGGTAAAGTTTATGCGAGGGCCCACTCATAACTTTACCGCGATCCCAAAATGACTCAAAAGCGTCATTATAGTCATCGAAATACTTCGGTATTGAATCCACTTTACTACCGCGAATATAAACCCAAGTGGCGTATTTACGAGTGTAGGTATGGACTAAAACGACCCAAATGACCCCATCACAAAATGAACTAGTCATCAGTAAATCAGCACCGTTTAATTTTACATTTTCTGTAATTTTATCGTATGTAGTTTTCATTTTAATACTCTCCTAAATAATTAATGTTACACGGTAAAATATCTGCATTTAAATAACCAGACAATGCGAAAGCAATATCCTCTTTAATGGTTAAGGCCCTATGTGCAGAATACCATCTATGACCACAGCCATCAGCGCAGCATACGGAAAAATCATCACCGTGAAATTCTACTCTATAATTAATGCCATCCACTACCGCAGTGGCGCACGTTCCTAGTTCTAGATTATGCATTTTAATACTCTCCAAAGGGGCCCATTTGGGCCCGTATAAGGTTTAAAGGTTAAACAGTGGCGTATATGTTGCCCGTCTTAAAAGACTGCGTATAACACTGATTTGAAGGGATAGAATCGACTTGTTTAAACTCGCCTATGTCTACCTTAGTATTATCAGAATTAAATAAACGAGCGCCACCATACGCGGTTATTCTTAATACTGCATCCTGATCATATAGATCAAAAGCCAGACGTTTAAGGCTAGTAAAGCCCATGCCAGCATCCCGTAAAGTGATCATATAGGATTGCTCTCGCTCCCCTTCCCATGACCCCTCGCAGACCTCATATTTAAACCCCTTTAACTCTAGATAATACTCAAACTCTTTACGGGCCCGATGTAGTTCTAATTGGGTTTTGTTTGGTCGGTCTGTACTCATAATTATTTTAGTCATCTTAATTTACTCTCTTTGGTTTGTTGGTTTATATAGCGACTCTAAAGGGGGATCTAAAGAGCCGCTATATAAACTAACAAAATTTAATTCTGCGCTTCTCGTTTACCTCCAGCACCCGACTATTAAAGCCGTTTTGATTCACCGATGAAATCAGACTAGATCCAATCTTTAGGGGCTCTAGATGGGTCGGTTAACTCCCATACAGATAGATTAACAGGTCTGATAATTAAAGAATTCTAAATACGACCCTTACAGACCTAAACGCGACATAGGTATAAAATACATTAGCCCCACTTATATAGACACAATACCCAATTAACTAAATGATAAAAATATAACTAGATAAATGATAAAAGTATGGAAATGCTCTCTAACGAATAAAATAAGCTAGTCTATCCTAAGATATAGACCTAAGCTAAAACCCCTCACAAGACAATCTAGGGCCCTTGATGGATATATATAGACACTAGATAACAATACTATCCTAAAATCGACACTTGTCTAAACACGACTTGGTATAGATATTGCATACCTAGCAACAACCATGCCAACAATAGACAGACAATAATCATACCCATAAAGGGGTCTAAATACGTGGGCCATAGGTTCTTTCTTTTGTCAATTCTGGGTACATTTGTGACCCGTGAGTCAGGCCGTGACTATTGGGCTGGCTTTAGTCACCTTATGACGCACTGGTCAGACCGTGACTATCAGACACACTATGGTCACATTGTGACTATTGGGCTGCCTTTGGTCATTCCGTGACTATTCGGCACTCTCTGGTCATATTATGACTCACAGGTCATGGGGGGGCCCCCTGTGGCTAGAGAGTAATAATGTATACAGGCTCATAGGCACATGGGAGGGAAAATGGAGAAATAAGGGAGAGGGGTATAATTAGGAAGTCAAGCATTAAGTGAATATTTAATAGCCCAGAAGTATCATCTCGTAGACCAAATGGACTGTATTGAAGGGGAAGACTAGATTAGACTTGACTTATGATAAGAAATATGTTATAATAAGTACCTTAGTGTCTCAGGGACGCTTTAGAGTAATCCTTTAAGAGTTTACAATAATAATAAATATAATAACCAAACTCCAACGGTAAGTATCACACGGGTCGAGCTATGTCACTAAAAGTGATAAATCGCAACTACCTAAAGTGTATGTCTGTAACTATTAGAATCCCCGTTTAGGCGGTCAAGAATCTAGGTCATCTAATGAGTAAATCAACAGAAGAATTAAGTCCTCGTACTGGAAAGAAGAAGACTAAACATAAAGGTAGTCCATTACTCTATAAGGGTATGCCTCCTTTAAATCCAGCAGGAAGACCTAAAGGAAGTGTCGGTAAGTACACCCAACTCTCTAGAGAATTAATGTCTGAGAGAGGGCCTGATATAGTCAACAAGGTAATTGAATTGGCTATGGAAGGAGATACGACTTGCCTGAAGATGTGTCTGGATCGAATACTACCCCCTAAGAGGGATGTTGAAGTTAAACATGAAGGTGGTCAGGCTATCAACATCACTGTAGCTCAGTTAGGTAATCAAGCTCAGGATGCAATAGAACACGTAGGCGGTCAAGTTATAGAACACAGCCTATCTAAGTCTATCGCTAAGAGTAAGAAGGAAGAGGACAAGGCATACGATGCTATCGTAGTGTCTGTTCTAGAAGAAGATGAGTGATATACAGGTAAGTCTGACTCCTGCACAAATGGAGATATTCAACTCACCTGCTCGTTTTAAAGTAGCAGCGTGTGGTAGACGTTTCGGAAAGAGTTACCTTGCAGCGTGGACGTTATTGATTAAAGGTCTAGAGTCACAAAGCAAGGATATATTCTATATAGCCCCTACCTTTCAACAGGCAAAAGACATCTTATGGGGACTGTTGAAAGATTTGGGTAGAGATGTGATAAAGTCTACTCACGAGAATACCGCTACAATAACCCTAATAAATGGTAGGAAGATATACCTGAAGGGTTCGGATAGACCAGATACTCTACGAGGTGTAGGTCTGGCCTATGTAGTGATGGATGAATATGCTTTTATGAAGCCCTCTGTCTTTGAACAGATCATCCGTCCTACCTTAGCTGACGTTAAAGGTGAAGCCCTATTTATCGGAACACCCGAAGGGCGTAACCACTTCTATGATCTATACGTAGCTGCACAAGACGATGACGAGTGGGAAGTATTTAGTTTTAACTCTACTGATAATCCACTGATAGACCCTAAAGAGATAGAAGTAGCTAGAAGGTCTATGTCTTCACAGGCATTCCGTCAGGAGTTTGAGGCTTCATTTGAATCATTCTCAGGTGGTATCTTTAAGGATGAATGGTTTGAAACTTCAAAAGAACCAGACTACGGACACTACATAGTATCGGTTGACCCTGCTGGCTTTGAACAATCCTCTAAAGATAGAGGTAAGTCTGGATCTAAGTTAGATGAAACTGCAATAGCAATAGTTAAAATCTGTGGTGATACGTGGTGGGTAAAAGACATCCTACACGGCAGATGGAACATAAAGAAGACCGCAGAGAATATACTTAACTCTGCCATAGATAACGAAGCATCTACAGTAGGTGTAGAGGCAGGGGCATTGAAGAATGCAATCATGCCCTATCTAGAAGACCTAATGAGAACACAAGGTCGATGGGTTGTTATCACTGATGTTACTCACGGTGGTAAGAAGAAGACTGACCGTATCACATGGGCCCTACAGGGGCGTATGGAACACAGCAAGATTAAATTTAATTCAGATAGGGATTGGAAGCACTTTGAAGATCAAATGATGTCTTTCCCTAGTTCACAAGTACATGATGACCTACTAGATGCCTTAGCGTACATTGACCAAGTATCAGTAGCAGACTTTACCAACTCTATCGAAGTAGAAGAGTGGGAACCAATGGATTTAGAGGCAGGATATTAAATTATGATGAACGAAGAAGACCAGTTTAAAGGACTAGCCTCTTGGTTGTCTGAACGTCTGGATACGTGGAAGAACCACCGAGATCAGAACTACCAAAAAAAATGGGATGAATACTATCGCCTGTGGCGTGGTATCTGGGCAGAGTCTGATAAGTTACGTGACTCTGAATCTTCTCGTCTAATTAACCCTGCTCTACAGCAAGCGGTTGAGTCTACTGTATCTGAATTAGAAGAAGCAACCTTTGGTCGTGAGAAATGGTTTGATATTAGAGATGATGTCTTAGATGAAGATCCTTCAGACATAGCTTACCTACGTAAGGTACTACAAGAAGACCTAGAGTTAGATGGCGCTAAACAGGCCATCAATGAGGTGTTCTTAAATGGAGCTATCTACGGTACAGGAATCGCTAAAGTCTGCGTAGAAGAGAAGACAGAGCGTGTCATAGTAGAGACACAAGTAGAAGGAACCTTAGACGGAACTACAGAGCGTAGGGTAGTCGAAGTAATTAGGATGGCAGTCCCACTGGAGGCAGTATCTCCAAAAGAATTTATAATTGATCCTGCTGCCTTGTCTATTGATTCAGCATTAGGAGTGGCGCAGGAGGTTATTAAACCCCGTTACCATGTTGTCAAGGGCATTGAAGCAGGAACTTATCGTGATGTTCCATTAGGAGCAAGTAGCACTGGTATACATGACTTTGGATTTGATCCAGAAGAGAATGCTGGTGCAGAAGATGATCGTGTTAAGATCACAGAATATTGGGGCCTAGTCCCAAAGCGTTACTTATCTAAGGATGCTGATTCAGGTGAAGAGTTTGATTACGACACAGACGAGTTAGTAGAGGCTGTAGTCACGTTGGCTAACGATGACATCGTACTACGGGCAGAAGAAAATCCCTACTTAATGAAAGATCGTCCGTTTATCTCCTATCAGCATGACCGTGTACCTAATAAGTTCTGGGGTCGTGGTGTATGTGAAAAAGGATATAACCCACAGAAAGCATTAGACGCTGAATTACGTGGTCGTATAGACGCTTTGGCCCTAACGACACACCCAATGATGGCTATGGACGCTACACGCATTCCTCGCGGCACTAAGTTAGACATTCGGGCTGGTAAAACCATCCTAACTAACGGTGATCCTCGCGCAATCATCCAGCCATTCAATTTTGGACAGTTACAACAGCATACATTCCAAGAATCTGCTGAATTAGAGCGTATGATTCAGATGGCGACAGGCGCTATGGACTCAGCGACCAGTATGGCAGGAAATGCCCGTAACGGGACTGCATCTGGTATGTCTATGATGCAAGCAGCCTCCATTAAACGTCAGAAACGTACTTTATGTAACTTTCAATCTGACTTTATGATCCCTTTCATCAAGAAATCAGTATATCGCAAGATGCAATTTGATGAAGAGCGTTATCCTGTACTAGATTACCAGTTTACGCCTTACTCTACGATGGGTATCATGGCTAAAGAACTAGAGACAACACAGACTGTACAGTTAATGTCTATGTTACCTCCTGAATCACAAGCATTTAATATGTTATTGCTATCAGTATTTGAGAACTCTAGCTTAAATAACCGCGAAGAGATGATGCAAGCCGTACAGCAGATGATGCAGCCTAATCCAGAAGAAAAAGAGATGCAACAGCAAGCAATTCAGATGGAAATGGCAGCTAAACAAGCAGATACAGAGTTAGTAGGGGCTAAGACACAAGAAACATTAGCTTCAGCCTACAACAAGCAAGCAGACGCTGCCCTGAAGGTTCCTAACGACACTGATGCACAAGAGCGTATCTTGGATCTACAGAAGAAAGCCATTGATCTACAGAAGAAGCAAATGGAAGTGTCTACACTAGAGACTCAGGTAGTACGTAACATCCCTGAGATGAAACATCTTGAATCTGAAACAATGCTTAACTTAGCTAAAGCGTCACAGGCATTAAACTAGATGAAAGAAGATAAGGAATTTTTTGATGGTCGATACAGACTATTTGAGACAGATGGCTGGCAAGACTTAATAAAAGAACTTGTAGTCATGTCTGAATCTTTAAATCAAGTATCAACCATTAAAGATGAAAAGTCCCTATACGAAGTACAAGGGCAACTGTCTATCCTCAATATGCTGATCACATTAGAGGAACAGACAAAACTCATCGACACGGACAACTCTATTACATAGGGCCTGTGTCATTTTTATTAACTCCACAATCTATTCGATAGACGGAGAGTACCACTATGGTAAACAACATTGTAGTTGATCCTATTGAGGATTTACAAGAAACCGTAACTGAAGATTTTTCCTCCCTTGAGCAAGGGGACACAGGAGAAGAACAAGTATACGAAATGCCTAGTAAGTTTCAAGGCAAATCCATCGAAGAAGTTGTTAACTCCTATTCAGAACTCGAAAAAGAGTTAGGTCGTAAGGGGCAAGAAATCGGTGAATTACGTAAACTCTCAGACGAATTTCTTAAAACTCAAATAAAGGCCAATCAACAAAATAATCCTGAATCTACAGATGAAGCACCTGATTTCTACGAAGACCCTCAAGCGGCAATCCGAAGAGAAATAGACAATCATCCTAAGATAAAGGAAGCAGAAGCAATCAATACAAAGAGTCGCAATGACGCGGCTGTACAAGCGATTGCTTCAAAACATCCAGAGGCTCAACAGACCGTAGCGTCACCTGAGTTTCAGGAATGGATTTCCCAGAGTAAGATTCGCCAGCGTCTGTTTCAAGATGCCAATGCTTACGACTTTGAGGCAGCCGATGAACTACTTAGTACATGGAAGGAACGTGCAATGATCTCCAAGACTCAAGAAGTTAAAACTGCTCAAGGACAATCGAAAGCAAGGGCTCTAACGGCAGGTAAAGCGGAGAGTAGGTCGTCTGGGGACTCTGTTGGAGGTAAGAAAATTTACCGTAGGGCTGACCTCATACGTTTAAAAAATAGTGATCCTTCACGTTATGAATCTCTCGGAGATGAAATCTATCGGGCATACGCAGAAGGACGCGTTAAATAATATTATAATTAACACTGGAGTTAATTCACATGGCATTAGGTACTAATCACGTAACAGGCTCAACAGCAGCCGCCTTTATCCCCGAATTATGGTCGGATGAAGTAATCGCTGGATACAAGAAGAATCTTGTACTAGCTAATCTAGTAACTCGTATGAGTCACGTAGGTAAGAAAGGTGATTCAATTCACATTCCTTCACCTAGTCGTGGCGCTGCAAACGCAAAAGCTGCAAGCACCCAAGTAGTGCTTAACTCTCCTGCAACCGCAGACATTCAAGTTCTAATCAACAAGCACTATGAATATTCAACTTTGATTGAAGACATTGTAGAGAAGCAAGCATTATCCTCTCTACGTAGGTTCTACACTGATGACGCAGGTTATGCCCTAGCTACTCAAGTAGACGCTGATCTTTTCGGTCTAGTTCCTGCCTTAAATGGTGGTACTCAGTTAGGTGGTGATGGCGGTAGTTCTGCTGCTGACATGACTGATGCTGGTATTCGTAAGTTTATGCTTGTTTTGGACAACAATGACGTACCTATGACGGGTCGTTCTTTGGTAATTCCACCTGTCGCTAAGAGTGACTTGTTGGGTATTGCACGTTTCACTGAGCAAGCTTTTGTTGGTAGCGGTGACGCTATTAAGACGGGTATGATTGGTAATGTGTATGGTGTAGAAGTATTTGTATCTTCTGCTTGCCCTACCGCCAGTAGTAACCGTGTAGCTGTTATGTTGCACAAAGATGCTTTGGTACTCGCAGAGCAACAGAGTGTTCGTTCACAGACTCAATACCAGCAGCAGTATCTTGGTGACTTGTTCACTGCGGATACTATCTACGGTGTTAAAGAGTTGCGTGATAACGCTGGTGTTAGCATTCTTGTTCCATCAACCTAATCAGTGCGAGGCGCATTGATCTTTCACAAGCTTAACTTAGTTAAGTAGCTGACAAAAGAGGCCCTTGCTACGGTGAGGGCTTCTACTTACTTAAAGTATCTAGGAAATTATATGCCCATCTACTCTTATAAGTGCGAAGACGATCACGTAACAGATCACTTATGTCCTATCTCAGACCGTAATAATACAAAATTATGTAAGGTTTGTAGAGCCGATGCTTATATGATTATCACCCCTGTTAAAGTATCCTTAGATCCGTCTGATCCAGCCTTTGCTGGTACTTGGATGACTTGGGAACGTAACAGGGCTAAACAAATGAAACAAGAATTACGATTAGAGAAAAAAAGGGAGGGATAACCTATCTTTGGATTTCCTATAGAAGCTATTACCATGATTATGAGCGTCATAGGTGGCGGTGTAATGAAGATGTGGTCGCAGGGACAGTCTGATAAGGCTGACCAGCAAAAAGCTCTCATACAGCGATTCTCGGCCTCTGAGGACAGTGTACAGTCTGCTAGGGCTTACCAGAACCCAAATGCCCAGTGGATTAGACGTTTTCTAGTTGTATCCTTTATGGGGATGGCTTGTTTTATTCTTATTGCTCCTGTATTGGGATTCGATACAGTAGTTCCTGTAGAAGTAACGAGTGGGTTTAAGTTCTTATTTTTAGACTTTACTAATACAGTGACAGAGTGGCGATCACTACAAGGAATGGTTACTCCTGAGTGGCTTCCTCATGCAATTATGGCTGTCGTAGGTATGTATTTTGGTCAGTCGATAGTTTCACGTAAATAAATTTTAACACAAGGTAAAGACTCATGGGACTAGATAGAGGCTTGAACTCGTCATCCACTAATCCGTTAGGGATTGATGATGATGACTATACAGCAACGACAAGGGGCGCTCAGGGCCCAAAGGGAGACGATGGTGCTTCCACTCAAGACTACATAGATAAATACAATACTGTAGTATCAAGCGCAGCCGCAGCTTCTGTAAATGAAACTAACTCAGCTACATCAGCTACATCCTCTGCTAACTCAGCTACAGCATCAAATAATTCAGCAACGGCATCAGCTAGTTCAGCTACTGATTCGGCTGCTTCTGCAACTACGGCAAGCACTAAAGCCTCAGAAGCAAGTACCTCAGCCACTAACTCGGCTAACTCTGCTACTGCTTCAGCTAACAGTGCCACTGCATCTGCTAATAGCGCCACTGCTTCAGCTAACTCAGCTACAGCAAGTGCTAACAGTGCCTCTACAGCCACTACACAAGCTTCCTTAGCTACAACTAACGGACAAGCACAGGTTACTTTAGCCACCACTCAGGCTGGCACAGCAACTACCAAAGCTTCTGAAGCCAGTACCTCAGCTACCAATGCAGCTACAAGTGCAACTAACTCGGCTAACTCAGCCACAGCATCTGCTAACTCAGCTACGGGGGCGGCTTCATCAGCATCTACAGCAACCACCAAAGCATCCGAATCAGCTACTTCAGCTACCAA